TCAGCAGCTCACACGCTCGTTTGACGCCGTGACCTGCACGCTTCTCCGCCTCGATGAACGGGTGCACCGTGACCGGGTCTCCTTCGCGAAGAAAGCTGTCGCACGCTTGAGGACCTCGACGTCCTCACGCAGGCGTCGGTTCTCCCGCCGCAGCGCGGCCAGTTCCTCGCGTTCACTGCTGGTCAGGCCGTCCCGCTCGCCCGCGTCGACCTCGGCCTGCTTAACCCAGTCGCGCACTGCGGTCTCGGTCAGATCGAAGTCCTTGGCGATCTGACCGACCGAACGGTCACAGCGTCGGCACAGCTCGACGATCTCGGCCTTGAACTCCGGCGTGAACGAGCGGCGAGGGCGAGGCTTCTTTTTCCCCATGCTCTCCATGATGGACATCCTCCCGGGGCTGAACCCCTGATCTCGGATGTCCGTCAAAGCGGATCAAGCCCACTGAACTCGCGGTGCAGCAGCCACACCGCCTCGGCGAACATCGCGTAACTCGCCTCGTATTTGCCCCAGAGGCACCGCAGGGCATCGCCGCCGAAATCCCGCTTTATGAATCCCCAGACGTACGCCATCTCAGCCGTCTTTTCCGGGTGCGCGTCGTCGTTCAGGTACCGGACCAGTCATTCAGGATGTCCCAGCGCAGCGCGTTGACGATCACCCCGGTCGGCGCCTCGCTCTGTCGTAAGTCGGCCGCGAACTCATCATTGAGTGCCATCCCGCGACGGTAGCGAGAAACACCACAAGCCCGCCACGGCGTGAATAAGCCGGGCGGAGAGGAACAGCGGATTCCGGAACGCGCATTGCTGTTATGAGAAACCCGCGGCACCGCAGATCAACACCAGCACAGCGGCCCCGCGTACCGCCATGGACATGTTTCTCGGCTCCTCACAGAGCGGACCGGACACCGTCCGGCCACTTCTGAAGCCTGCGGGGTATTGGAGTGAGTCCGCCCGCCTCAGGCCCCCACAAGTCCACCAAGCGTCCGTCCGCATCACCCGCAAGGGGACCCACTACCCTCTCCGCAACCGGGCAGATCCCTGGCACATGGACACCCTCGGCCAACCGGCACGCCACACCCCAGAAGGGGCAGTGTCACGCAGGGTCGCTCTGCGGCGGCGACAAGCACACCCTCAAGCCAACACAGGGAACAGAACGGTCCAACCATCCTCCCCTCCGGCCTCCTCCGCATCCGCCGCCCGCTCTTCATCAACGACAGAACCAGCAGGTCAGAAGCATTTGCCTACGTCACCGGACCCACCAGACCGGATCCCCGCAACCCTCGCCCGCCCACATCCGCTACCCTGTCCTTGGCCAGTAGTTGGTACGCCATGTTGTCTGCTCGATCACCAGCGCAGGGGATGTGGCACCACCGCTGACCAGCGGGTTTGTGCCCTTGCCGAGGATCTGCATCCTGGACTTTTCGACAAGGTTTTCCACAAGCCCCCGCCTTCGTAGCTCAGGGGATAGAGCACGGCTCTCCTAAAGCCGGTGTCGCAGGTTCGAATCCTGCCGAGGGCACGTTGCCCATCAGGGCCAAGGCCCCGGAACTCCCAGGTCAGGGAGAGTCCGGGGTCTTTTTCGTGCGGCCGGTTCCCAGTCTGACTACAGCCTGCCTACACCCTGGATACACCTTCACTACGGGGTTCGGTCGACCAAATATCGACCAACCGATCATGGTGAAGCTGCAGGTCACCGACGACATGAGCAACCCCCGCACTCCAGGAGGAGGACGGGGGCACTCGTGCCGGGTCGCCGCTGAGAGGGGGGCACCGTCTCCGAGACGCCCGGCACGACCGGGGAGTCGATGCCTGGCGACTGCATCAACGTTCACATATGTCTATCAGGGCAGGTCAGCCCGCGTAATCACCCATTCGTGTGAACATGCGTTCGATTAATCGACCATACCCGTAGCCCCACGGCATATGCCAGAGAGCCGCAGGGCTGCGCGTTCTGCGCGACGCCGGGGCGCCGGGTCGTTGACTCATGCCCTCAGAAGTCTGTGGCCATGCAACCAAGATCGCAAAATGTTGAATGCGGTCAGCAGACATACTCCCTTGATCACCAGAGCGTGTGACGGGTGCAAGACGCCCCCGACGATGACACCTGGATCACCGACCGCCGCCGGGCCATCGGCGCCCAGGTCCGGGCGGAACGCGAGCGGCAGAACCTCACCCAGGAGCAGGTCATCCTCGCCGCCCGCCTCGACCGCGTCACACTCTGGCGAGTGGAGAGCGGCGAGGAATACAAGCTGTCCACCCTGCTCCGCATCGCCCACGTTCTCGAGATCCCCCTCGCCGACCTTGTGCGCTGACGGGCGGTCACGGGTGCCGACGGCAGACTTCTACTTCGACAGCGAAGGCGCCGCGCTTCGGCGGTGGCAAGCGCAACTGCAACGTATGACCATGATGGGCACCTCCCACTCCGGAGCGCCCTCGCGCCGGATCACCTGCGGACCCGCGCAGTACTTGTGCCCGATGTCGATCGAGCATTCCGGAGTCGTCTCGATGCTGCTCATATCGGCCGGTCGGAGAACGGGACCAGGCCGTGCTTCTCTCGGCAAGGCTGGCAGGCGAACGCGCCGCCACCGGGGCCCGAACCTTGCTCATGCGCCTGAATCAGCCGGATGCCGCTCGCGTTTCCCTCGTGCCAGGAGCACCAGCCGAAGGCGGTTGGGGTGCCCGGTGCGGCGGGGGTCTTATCGGGCGTGGTCATCGCTCACCTCGTCGTGGATCTCGGCCCAGATTTCCCGGGTGTCTCCCGCGTCGCCGCTGCCCCACTGGTCTGCACTGCGTAGCGCAACCAGGAGGGCGGGCCATCGGGTGTCACGCGAGGCCGGCGCAGGTGCGTGGATGCGTATGCCGCCGCCGATACTCAGTGCGTGCACCGGCTCGCCAAGGGCCCGCTCCACGGCGGCACGTAAAGCTGCTGCTCGCAGGCTCATAGGCATGCCCGACACCCACTCTCGCGTGAGAGGCTAACTGTTGCGCAAGAGTAGACCGGAACTCATTACTCTGTCACGTACGTCACACGGAAAGGGGCACAGCGTGACGACCGATACGCCGCGGTACTTGCAGGTCGCCGAACAGATCCGAGCCCGGATCGAATCCGGAGACCTCGTGCCGGGCAGTCGGCTCCCGTCAGTCTCCGAGATCGCGACCGAGTGGGGCGGCAGCAGCCGCCTCGCCACCGCCGCGTACAAGCTCCTCGTCGAGGAAGGCCTCGTCGTCTCTCGGCATGGCGCCGGCCACTACGTCCGCAGCCAGGACACCCCCGAGCTCCTCGTCCGTAGACACCACCGCCGCAGTGAGGACAGCCCGTTCGCGGAAGGCGCGGCCAAGCAGGGCGCGGTGGGCACGTGGCGGCACGAGTCGACCACGGAGAAGGCGACCGAGGCGGTGGCCGTACGACTCGGCATCGAGGCCGAGGCACCGGTCATGCACACCTCGTACGTGTACCTCGCAGACGAGCAGCCCGTGCAGCTGGCCGAATCGTGGGAGCCCCTCGCCCTCACCGGACAGTCACTGATCGCGCTTCCGGAGGTCGGCCCGTACGCGGGCGTCGGGGTGGCCGCCCGGATGCGGGTGATCAGCATCGAGGTAGGCGATCCCGTTGAGCGGGTGCGCGCCAGGCAGGCGACACGGCCAGAGGCCCAGAACCTCGGCATGACACCGCCTGGGCCGGTCCTCGTGATCGAGCGGACCTACTACGACCAGGACAGCGGGCGGCCCGTCGAGACAGCGGACATCGTGATGCGCGGTGACCGGTGGGTCAGCATCTACGGCCAGGCCCCGCAAGGCAGCTGACCCCGGGCATGACGAAAGCGGCCCCGCTCTCCCGAAGGAGGGCGGGGCCGCTTGGTCAGTCAATGCTGTAGGGGATCAGCTCGCGGGGTACTTCCTCGGGTGGAGCTCCACCACCGACGAGGCGCCGGTTCGCGCGGCGCACGATGCGCATCGCCATCCGGAGCAGGCGCTCCAGCGTCGTGACCTCTTCCTTCTTCTTCTCCACCAGCTCGGTCAGATGGTCAACCTTGGCTTCCAGGACGGCGAACCGCTCCCAGATTTCCGGGCTGACACGCAGCTCGGCGACGTCCCGCAGGTCGTCGCCCTCCGGGGCAGGCCGGTCCGGCGCCACCCTGGGTGCTGAGACCTTCGCGACGAGGACGGACCCGATGACGCCTACGACGGCGATCACCACCCCCAGGACGGTGCCGTCACCTCCCACTGGTGCCCCCTCTCGCGCACGCGCATATCCGGCGCTGTCCCCCCGTCAGCGCGGCGACGATGACGACCAGGAGCAGGACCGCGACGAACAGAGGGACTGACGCCCAGCCGGGCGCGTAGTCGCCGCGGACCGCCGCCGCGCTGTACGCAACCGCCCACACGATCGTGGGCAGGGCGACTGCCGCGAACCCCCACAGATCCCGGCCTGGCCTGCGGGCCCCGGCGAGTAGGCCGAGGACACCGCACGCGATCCAGACTGCGCCCCATGCCTCCATGCACATCAGGCCGGTGACGGGTTCCGTTGCCGCGGTGACGCCAGCGCGGCGGGTCACGATCAGGCCGGTGCCGTAGACGATCCAGCAGGCGCCGAGTCCCGCGAGCGCCAGGCCGCGCCAGCCCAGGTGCCGCCAGAGCCGGGCTCGCGCGGCCCGGAGCATCAGACGCCCTTGGCCAGCGACGCCGAGTTCTTCGACCCGAACGCGCGGGCCAGCATGCCCTTCAGCAGGGTCCCGGCCGCCGCGATTCCGGCCGCGCCCATGGTCTCCCAGAACGAGGCGTGGAACATGTCGGCGGGCCCGGCCGCGACGGCGACGCCGCCGGCCGCGACGACTGCGGTGGCGAGGGTGCGCTCAGCGAGGTCTCTCGCGTAGGTGCCAGCGGTCTTCACCACGGTGTCGACGTTGGGGAATGAGGAACTGGACATGGTTCTCCTTCAGTTGGCGAGGCGTGCGGCGAGCTTCGCCGCGACCTTCTCGGCGATGGCCTCGGCGAGCACCGGGCTCGCGGCCAGCGCCTGGACTTGGGCGTCGGTCAGTACGGCCGGCTTGGCCGCGACCGCCTTCGCGACACGGTCGACGTCGCTGTTCTCGAGAACGCCCCCGCCCGCGATGAGCTTGTTCGCCGTCGCGAGCGCGACCTTGTCGATGTCCTCGGTGGTCAGTGCCACGTCGTCCTCCTCGGGGGTGGTGGTGCCGGTCGCGCGGGCGACGATGCCCGGGAACACGACGGTCTTGAACTGGGCGATGCGTGCGGGCCCTGGGCAGGCGTGGGCGCTGGGGTTCCAGGCGTCGAACTGCTTGTGCCAGCCGAAGCCGTCGTCGTCAGCGCTGCGGCAGATGCGGAGTGGGATGCCGTGCCGTTGGTGGGCCCACACCCCGAGCCGGATGAGCGCCTCGACCTGCTCGTTCGTCCACTCGTCGGTGGCGTGCAGGTTGGAGGCGGTCTCGACGCTGATCGCCCCGGTGCCGTCGGCTCGCCGGTTGGCTGCGGCGTTGGCGTCGGCGCGGGTCTCGGTGCCGATGAACTGGCCGAGGCTGCCGTCGTAGTCCAGGCCGAAGTGGCTTTCGAGGTTGGTGCTGTCGCGCCAGTACTCGTAGGTCCGGCGCTCGTCCCACGGCGCGGCGAGACTGTGCACGATGAGCTGCGTGGGCCGGATCGCGGGCTGATCGTCCGACTCGGGTTGGAGCTCCATCCGGGTGGCGCCCGGGTACCAGGCCATGAGTGCCTCCAGACATGACGAAGCCCCGGGCCGGATGGCGCGGGGCAGCGGGTAGTGCGGGGCTTCTGACGGTTACGGGAGTTCGACGTAGCGGCTCGTGTACTCCTCCGTCGTGAAGGTCATCGGATCGTTGGCGCCGACCCAGGAGATGACCAGCCACTCGCCCACGTTGACGGCGTAGTCCCGGCCGTCGCCGGTGAAGGAGAGAACGGTTCCGGTGTCGGACACGAAGCTGATCCCGGTGCACCACGTGCCGGCGATGTGCTCACCGTTCGTTCCGTCGTACTGGATGCTGTACAGCGGCTGGACGACCTTGGGCATGAGTGCTCCTTATGCGGTGCGGCGAAGCCACAGGGACGATCCGGCACGCACGTTGGTCGCGGTGGCGTTGGTCGCTCTCTGCGCCCACCGGAAGTTGAGGGTTCCGGCCGTGCCCGCCGTGAGCAGGGTTCCGGTCACCCAGGCGACCGTGCCGGTCGAAGCGCCGCCTCCGAGATCCTGTACCTCGGTGATGAGCCGTGTCTGCATGCTCATGTCCGGGACCGTCCCCGAGGACGTCACGTTGACCTGGGCGCCGATGGCTGCCCAGTTCATGGTGGCGCTGGCCGGGCCGGACCAGCCGAGCGTGATGTCCGCGGCGGTCGCGCAGTCGTACAGCAGCTTGAGGGTGACGTCGTAGGTCGCGTTCGCGGCGACCGCGGCCAGCAGCTCGTCGTCGTTCTGCATGGTGCTGTTGGTGATGGGTTCGGTGACCGCTTTGACGGCGAAGATCGGCAGCATCGATTCCAGCAGGGCGTCGGTGAGCCGCCGTCCCGCTGGGATGGACGGGTATACGGCCATGCGGTCCTCCTACAGGGCCACGTACGTGGGGTCGAAGAGCTGGACCGGGGCCCCGGTGGCGTGGGTCTTGACGACCCCGTTGATCGAGCGGACCACGGTGAACGTCTGGGAGGACGTCGCACCGGTGATCGCGGTGACGCGCATGCGCTCGCCGCCGACGACGATGTCGACAGGGAAGTCGCCCGGGTAGGTGGCGGTCCTGATCCACACGCGGCTGTCCGCGGTCAGCACGTCGACTGCGGTTTCCGTGGCGTCGAGGTCCTCGGCCAGGGCCGCGCCCGAGGTGTCCGCGCGCGGGTCGGTAGGGGATACCGCCGAGCCTTCCTGGACGGCCAGGCCGGTCACGTACGGCCGGTAGGGGGAGCAGTTGAAGGTGATGTCGAAGACGCCCTCGGCGTGGGTCTCCTTGCTGCCTCGGACCAGGAGGTCGAAGCCGTCCGGCCCGTACCGCTTGGGGGTGTTGACGACCTGGATGCGGGAGCCTTCTTTCAGTCCGAGGACCGTGTCGAGGAGCACCCTCATGCGCGGGTTGGCCATCTTCAGGGTGAGGCTGGCCACCCGCATCGCATCCCACGCGGCCACGTGCAGCCGCCATCCGGCCTGTGAGGGCAGCTGGTCGTCGGAGGAGACGATGGTGTCGGCGCTGTCGTCGTTGACGTTGATGCCGTCGGGGGGCGGCTGGACGGACAGTGGCCCCTCGCTCACCTCGGCGCTGGCCTCGGACCCTTCCCGGCGTTTGACGGTGATGCGGTTGATGAGGCCCTTGTCGTCGTCCTTCGGAGTGAAGGGGGAGAAGATCATGCCGGAGCGGTAGTCGAGGACCAGGGCGACGGGCCGGTCGTAGAGGGCCTGGCGGGAGACGTAGCGCAGCCCGAGCCGGTCTCGGTGCTCGGTGAGCAGTCCCATGTCGGTGCGGGCCGCGGCCTGGGCCAGGCTGATGAAGGTGTCGTCGTAGTACGGGCCGAGCAGCGTGTCCGCCGGCCCTTCGGTCTCCAGGGCCTGGCGCTGGTCGGTGCCCAGGATCGACAGCCAGTCCTTCGCCGTCAGCCCGGGGCAGCCGATCTCGAAGCTGAGGTCCGTGGTCTCGAAGTGCTGGGTGTAGGCGTCGGTGAACGCCACCCCCCACACGCTCAGGTGGCCGATGCCCATGCCGGTCACGCCGGTGCCGAAGGTGGTGTTGACGGCGCGTACCCGGTCCGCGCCGTGGGCGATCGAGTCGAGGCTGGCCGTGAGACCGGAGTCGTCAGGGTCGATCATGGACAGGGTGTAGGTGGTGGATCCGCCCGACTCCTGGCCCGACACCTTGACCCGCTGCCACCTGTCCAGGAAGCCCAGGTTCCCCGCGTTGATCAGGTTGGCCTGGCTGACGGTGGCCAGGGTGACGCCGATGGCGGCGCCTGAGGAGTCCACTCCGCGGAGAATGATCCTGGGGTCGGCCACGTTGACGGCCGCGTACAGGGTCAGGGTGGCGTTGGCCGTGGAGAAGGACAGGATCTGGTGTTCCGCACCGTCCATCGGATAGCCCTGGGTGGTGAACTTCATCATGAAGTAGACCGCCCACCGGCCGGTGGCGAAGCCGGGGATTCCCGTGGAACGCAGGGTGCCGCCGGCGCGCACGGTCGGCAGAGACGCGCTGCCGGTGAGGGTGGTGTCGCGGGCGAAGTCGATCCGGCTGGCGGCCAGCGGTCCGGCGGGCGAGGTGTCCGCCACCTGCGCCACCGACGTGCTGCCCTGGGCGCCCTCCTCGAACGGCCAGTAGGCGCACGGCCGGTAGCCCGCCACGTGCCGGGCCAGGGCCGAGCGGGCGGGTTTCTGGGGGCCGTCGTAGCGGCGCAGGATGCCGGCCGCGTCGACGTCGACGTACGCGTCCGCCCCGGACTCGTCCTCGTACGACTCGAAGGCGGCGAGTTCACCCACCATGCGCACGCTGCCGTCGTCCGCGGTGAGCGGCAGGATCTCCAGGTTGTCGAAGGCGTAGACGATCGGGGTGGTGGTGTCGTCCGCGTCGCAGCGGGCGCGGAACCCGAACTCCCCCGACGTGAACGACTCGTCGTACGTCTGCGCGTGCCAGTTCTCCGGCTCGACCTCTCCGTCGGTCCACACGCGAACGTAGATCTCCGCGCCCGCGCAGCGCACCCGCACCCTCAGCGAGGTCTCGATGGCGTAGCCGAGGCCCGGAACAGTCCGGGCCGGGCAGAGCCCCCGGGTGTCGTCGTTGAGCAGGTCGACCTTGGTGATCTGCACCCCGACCGACAGGCCCCCGATGCCGAACACGCCTGTGCGGGGGCGCAGCGAGATGGGCACCATGTAGTACTGGTGGTTCGTCCGGTTCACCCGCAGGATCGGCGTGAAGAGGATCGCCTCTTCGGTGTTGGTGTCCTGCGCGATCTGGTTCGCGTTGATGGTGAAGGTGGCTTCGTAGTCCCCGATGTTCAGCCCGCTGGTGGCGATGTAGCGGCTGGCGTTCAGCGTCGACGAGGTGATCTTCCCCGCGCCGCCGGACACCGAGTACTCGCTCGCCGGGGGTGAGGCGCCGGTCGGGTCGTAGATGGACCAGGTGGTGCCCGAGGTGGAGGTGCCCCAGCCGTTCGCGACGGTGCGGGTGAAGGTGTCCGCGAGGACGGCGGCCGGGACGCTCGGGGCGTCGGCGACGCGGAACCGGAACTGGGTGTTGCGGCCGAACTTCCCGTACAGGTCCGACTCGGCGTTGCGCGGACTGTAGATGGCGTCCGGGTCGTTGATCCGTACCGACGTGCCGGCGGGCTGTGCGGTGACGGCCTCCGCTCCGATGCCGCGGGTGATGGTGACGGAGGTGTCCTCGCGCATGGGCACGCGCGCCCACACGCCGTCGATGAGTACCTCGCCGATCCGCTTCAGCGGCCACTGGACCATGACGCGTCATCCCTCCCCTGCGAGCTTGGCGACCGACCCGCCGCCCTTGCGGTGGGTGACGTCCTGGAACCAGGTGATGAAGCGGTCCTCGGCGCCCTCGAAGACCAGCACGAACCGTGCCTCGGCAGGCTGGAGTTTGGAGGACACCCGCGACGAGGAGTTGAGCAGCTGCTCCAGCCGGGACAGCGGCAGGATCGCTTCCTTCTCCGAGCCCTCCCCGACCATCGCCAGGGTCGGCCCGGTGGCGATACCGCCGTCTTCGAGCATCGGGATGTTCGGTGTGCCCAGGGTCATTGACGGAATGTCGACGCCCATGATGGAGCCGCCGCCGATCGTGAAGCTGAGGCCGTTCCAGGCTCCGATGACGGCGTTGATCGCCCCTCGGAAGGCGCGCGGGATGCCGTCGAACATGCCCGACACCGCACGCCCGACCCGCCCGGGGAGACCGGCCAGCCACAACACCAGCTCCACCATTTTGCGGATCGCCCAGTCCTTGGCCTGCCCGAACCAGCCGCCGATCTTGCCGGGCAGAGCAGCCAGCCACGCAACTGCGGCAAGGATCATCCGCACACGGGTCATGACGGCCTCGCTGACGACGCGCCACACGGCGGTCACGATGTCGCGGAACGTCTCGCTCTTCTTCCACAGCAGCACGATGATCGCGATCACCGCGAGGACGGCGAGGATGATCCAGGTACCGGGGAAGGCGAAGAGCGCGGTGTTCATCGCCCACTGTGCGGCGGCTGCGATGGCCAGCCCGGCGGCCAGACCGAGGACGATCGGGATGAGGATCTGCAGCAGCCCGGGGTGTTCCTTGAACAGGTCGGAGACGAACCGCAGGGCGGGCAGCAGCATCTGACCCAGCGTCGTCGACACGGTCCGCATGATGGAGTCCCACTGCTGCGCGGGCGAAGCGGCCATGCTGTCCGTGACGCCCTTCGCCGCGCCGGCGACGTCATCCATGCCGGTGGCGGCCTTCGCCGTCTCGGGGTTCATCGCCAGCAGTGCGCCCGCCGCCTCACCGGCCATGTCACCGAACAGGGCGATGCCCAACTCGGCTTGCTTGGCGGGGTCCTTCACGCCACGCAGGGCGTCCAGGGTCAGGGCGAGCGCGTCCGCTGCCGGTTTGCCGCCCTTGCCGATGTCGCTGAGCATCTTGTCCGCGTCCAGGCCCAGCGCCTTGAAGCCTTCCGCGGCGCGGGGTGTCTCCTCGGAGGTGATGCGGGCGAACTCGTGCAGCACGTCGGCGGCCTGGTCGATGTCCCGGCCACCCGCCTGCACGAACTGCGACATCATCCCGAACGCCTGCGCCGCGTCCAGACCGATCCGCTTGAAGTGCGTGCCGTACTCGCTGACGATCGCGGGGATGTCCGCGGCCATCGAGGAGGGCAGGGTCTGCGCCGCCTTGGTCAGTACGTCGAAGGCTTCGGTGCCGTCCTTGACGAGGCCCTGCTTGATGAGCGCCCCGGCGGCGTTGGTGGCCTCGGGGATGTCCATCCCGAAAACCTTCTCCAGGGCGGTCGCGCTCTTGGTCATGTCCGTCAGCTCGGCGTCGGTGAAGTCACCGACCTTGCCCATCGCGCCGATGACCGAGCCCATGGCGTCCGCGACGCCCTCCATGGATTCGCCGAACCCGGCGGAGAACACCTCACCGGAAAGCTTCCCGGCACGGTCGGCCTCCTCCTGGGTCAGGCCCAGGCCCTGCTTCAGCTTGTCGGTGGCCGCCGAGATGTCCATCGCGGACTGGAGGCCCACGGCGAACGCCGCGCCGAGGCCCACCGCTGCGGCGCCGCCAGCCACGGCCAGCCCGTCGAGCTGGCCGGTGATGCCGTCCGCGCCGCGCTCGACCTCGCCCTCGGCCTCCGACATGTCGACGCCGAGCCGGACCAGGACCTCATCGAGAACCGTCACGGGAACCCTCCTTCGTCCGTAGGGCTCGCCGGGCACGGCGGGCACGCTCGCCGCGCTGTTCGCGCTCGGTGTCGTGGTCCTGGTCGAACTGCGCCTGGATGCCCTGGACGATGCCGAGCATCTCCCTGCCCGTGCGGCGTGGCCGGTCCGCACGCGACCACGTCATCAGGTGGTCCCGCAGCCGGGGCCGGGCGCCCTTCTTCAGGTGCGGTGAGACCACGTCCATCCCGAGACGGGCCAGGACCATGTCGAGGCGGCGCGGGGTGATGAGCCCGTAGAGGTTCTGGTAGGCGACCAGGTACACCATCTGCTCCTCGGTGAACCTGTCCATGACCTCGTCCGGCGGAAGCTGGTAGGCGACAGACAGGTCGTAGAGGAGCCTCAGCTCTGGTCGCCGCCGGAGTTTCCCTCCGCGTCCTTCACCTTCTGCTCGAAGTCGCGGTCCTCGCCGGACAGGTGACGGCACAGCTTGAACAGACCGTCGACAGTCCCCTGGTTCTTCTTGCTGAGGGTCGCGACGCCCTCGGCCAGGTCGGGGAAGACGAGCTTGTCGGTGCCCGGTTCGTACAGGGCCTTGGCGACGATCTGCGCCCGGTTGGACTTCACCGCCATCTCGGCGCCGGCCTTGCCCTCCTGGAAGTGGATCCTGTTCAGCTTGTTCTGGTAGGCCTCCCAGTCACCGGAGGGCAGGCCCCACACGTCGACGGTGACGTTCCACTCGGGGAGCTCCACGTCCTTCTGGGTCTTGATGTCCTGCGCGGCGCGGATGGCGTCTCTGATGCTGCCCACGGCAGTGCTCCTCTGGTTGTTCGTCAGCCGGTGGGGGTCAGGGTGGGCTTGCCGGAGATCTTGAAGGTGACCTCTCTCGCCATCTTGTCGTCGAGGGGGAACTCGTCGCTGATGTCGCTGATGCCCGCGGTGAAGTCCCAGGTGTGCTCGTCCGCATCGCCCGGGAGGATCACCAGCTGGTAGTCGCGCAGGTCGTCCTCTTCGAAGTCCGCGTCGAGCTGCTGGTGGGTGGTCTCGCCGGGGCGGTAGTTGATGGTGGCGGTGACCTCGCCGCCGTCCTTCATGCCCTTGACGTACTCGCGGTACTTGTCCGGGCTGTCGTGCGCGGACACGTCGATCATGTTGCGGGACCGTCCTGGGCCCGACAGGTCTTCGACGCTCGCGATCACCACGAACGCCCCGGAGCCTGTGGAGTCCCTCAGGAGCTGTGTCCCGGTTGCGTCCTCACCGGCCATGGTCGGTCACTTCCTCTCGGTGCTGGTCGGATCTCACGGGCTGACCTGGGTCAGGACCCGGAACGAGACGGGTACGTGCCGGATGTCGCCCGGCGGTTCGGGGTCGGTGATCGTCTGCTGGGACACGTAGTAGGTGGCGATGTGCCGGTGCCCGGCGATCGTCAGGTGCCGGTGCTCCAGCAGAGCGCGCAGCCGGGCCGCGATTGTCAGGGCCTGCGCGTAGCCGCGGTACTTCGACCACACGTGCAGCGTGATCACGGTGTTGGAGCCGTGGGAGTCGTGCGTGTTGTCCGGCGTCTCGATCGCTTCACCGATCACGACGTACGGATAGGTCTGGCCTTCGTCGACCCAGTCGAAGACGCCCTGGATCAGGGCCGCGAGTTCGGCGTCCGCCTCCAGCAGGGCGAGCACGGCTACTTGCAGGGGCAGGACGGCGGAGTTGGACACGGGCATGCTCACCGGATCTGCCTCCGCACTTCGTCCTTGAGCCGCTGCACGAACTGCTGCCCGGCACGCTCCAGCGCGGGGATGAGCGTGGGGTTCGCGGGCGTCCGCCGTGTGCCGCGCTCATGGAACAGGGCGTAAAGGTCGTCCTGATCACGCCACCCGACCTCGACCTGCATGCGGTCCTTCTGGTAGGCCGCGTCGATGCTGGCCCGCAGGTTGCCGGAGTCGACCCGCACATTGCGGCGCACATCCCCCACCATGAGCGAGCCCGAGTTCTCGATCTCGGCCCGTGCTGCTTCCTTCAACTGCCTGGGCAGCTCCCGCAGCCGCCGCTCCAGCCGGTCGAGGCCGATCACTTCCACGCGCGCCCGCCCGCGCCGCGCCATGTGCGGTCACCTCTTCCGCGACAGCTGCTTGCGGACCTCGTGCAGATCGGCGGCGATGGCGAGCAGGCCCCACGCGATGGCGCGCGGCACGTCGACGTCCACCTCCCCCAGTCCGAGGCAGTCCTCGGCGCGGCGCCGGCACTCCTGCGCGGAGGCTTCCGGCAGTCGCGTCCGCCCGGCCTGCTCCTTGCCGAACACGCCGTCCATCAGCTGCCCAGCTCGAACGAGGCGACCGTCACCGAGGTGACCGCGCTGTAGGTGATGGCGGCGCGGCCGGTGGCGCCGCGGTAGACCTCGGCGAGCGGGATGATCGCGTGCTTCCCGGCGGCCACGACGACCGTCGCGTCCGCGATGGCGAGGCCCTTCACCGTGCCGGGGGTGGCGAGCGTGACCGTCTTCGACGAGGCGTCGGCGTTGTTGATGTACAGGAACCGGCCCGGTCCGACGAGCGCGGTGTCACCGAGGGCAGCCGCGGCGACGGCCTGCGCGGCGACGTCGACGAGGCCGGTGGCCACCGGCACCGCGATGAGATTGAGGTTAGCCATCGGGTTCTCCTTCTGACTGGATCAGCTCGACAAGAGCTTTGGAGTAGACGGGCGTGGACGGCTGCACCACCGACTGCACCCGGAACACCTGGTCGTGTCCGAGGTCGTCGGTGCCGCGCAGCTCGTCGCCACGGCGCACGTCCGCGCGCGGCAGCAGGAACACGTCATGGGAATGGCGAGAGCCCGCCTGCGCGGCGACCATCCGTTCGGTGGGCGAGGGCTGGTCGACCTTCGCCCGCACGGGCAGCGCCTGTTTGACGAGGGTGGTGCTCTGCCCGCCCGCGCCGTCCGGTACCTGGGTGGGTCGCCACACCTCCAGCTGCCGGTTGAGGTAGCGGCCGATGCCCGCGCGGCCCCTCACCGCGAACTCAGTACGGAGGCGCCGCCACCGAAGCGGGCTTCGAGCCGCTCGCGCAGGTAGTCGGGCAGCTCCATGGTGGTGATCAGCCCGGCATCTCCGTAGGTGACGGAGTAGTCGCCGATCCGCTCGGCACGGATGTCCCCGGCGGCCAGGCCCGCGCCCTCCGCATCGGACCGGTAGTCGGCCAAGGCGGTGGCCGCGATCCGGCACACCAGGTCCACGATGTCCGAGGGCACCGTGGCCAGGCCGTGCGTCTGGGTGACGTCGACCTCGGACGGATCACAGCCGGGCGACCAGCCGGACCGGCGCCACAGCCGGTGTGAGCGCAGCTTCCAGTCGGTGACCGCCTCACCGTCGATCTCCACAGTCGCCACCGACACGATCGGCGGGCCAGGAAGGGACAGCCACTGGGTGGCCGGCCCTTCCAGGGAGACCGTCGAGGTGGTCTGCGAGATCGGCACCCCGGCCGCTTCCCGCACGGCGGTCGAGGCGACGTCGAGATACGTCTCGGCGACGCTCTCCTCCTCGGCGGCCACGGTCAGACCGCGCGCGGCGAGGTCGGCGAGCGTCGCCAGCGGGGCAAGCGCCACAGTCGCCTCCTTGCCCGGTCAGCTGACCATGTCGATGAGGTCGTCCCTGGTGTACGCCTCGGCGTCCTCGCGGGCGAGCAACCCCCGCTTGACGATGTGCTCGACCCACTCTTCCTTCGGGGCGTCCTCGGACGGACGGCCGTCCCCGGGCGCGGGCGGCCCGCCCTCGGTGGGCTGTTCGGGCAGCTCCTGAAGCTGCGCCTTGGTCATCGCCTGGGCGTCCGCCTCGGGCAGGGCGTGCACGGCCATGGCCCACAGAACCCAGTCGTCCTTGCCCGCCCGCGCGCCCGGGCGCGGCACCAGCCCTGCCGTCAGCGCACTGCCCTCGGCGGGAACGGGTGCCCGCACGGGCGCCGGTGCGACGGCGTAGGGGGAGCCGTCCTCGTTGACGCGCTGGATCAGGCCTCGGTCGAAGCGCTCCTGGATCGCCTCGGGGAGGGGCAGGTCCATCGCGATGACGGCCCCGCCTTCCCCGCGTACGTAGATCGTCTCAATCGCCTTGGTCATCAGGTGTTCCTCGGGACCTTGAGGGCGGTGACGGTGCCGGTCGTGGTCGACGAGGTGAACATCATCGAACCGTCCGACTGGACGAACCGTCCGGACTCGAACGGGCCGATGAACTGCACCGTGCCGAACGCCACGCTGACGGCGAGGTCACCCTGCCCGGCGGCGAGCGCCGGCGGGTGGTCACCCGCCTTCACCGTGAACGTCAGCGCGGTGTCGTCGTCGGTGTTCGACACCCGCAGAACGGTCAGCTCAGGAAACGCGTTCGCGAGCTGCATGTCGTTCGTCGGCGCGGCCACCAGCGCCGTGCCCGCGGGCTGGAGCAGGTTGCTGTTGGGCACGAGGTTGGAGTACGGGACCTGGGTTGTCGCCATGCTGTGACTCTCCGATCAGGGGGCAGGGTTGATGAACGCGGCGGCCAGGTGGTCGGGGCGGATCACCTTCGCGCCGTACAGGGCCAGGCCCTTGACCGCGTCCTCGAACCCGTTCTCGGGGCGGTAGGCCTCGGTCTTGTTGATCTGCTCGGCGAAGGTGACGGCCTCCTTCACCCCGGCCTGCACGACCGTGGTGTCGCCGGTCGGGACAGGGTTGTTGTTCGACTCGTAGATGTCGAAGTTCGCCGCCCGTCCGACGAACCCGTTGCGCAGACCCTGGTCGGTGCCGGCCTTGTCGGCCGCGATGAACCGCTCGTCCTGGAGCAGAGAGGCGTAGAACTCCGGCGGCACGATGACGTACCGGCCGGTCTTGGGCACGTTCGCCTTGGTCAGCTTCGTGCGCAGCGGCACGAGCACCTTGTTGTAGGCGTCGGTCGGCGTGGTGTACGTGTCGATCGGCGAGCCGACCACGTTGAGGAAGTTCGCCGCCGCGATCTGTGTGTACAGCCCGGCGACGTACTGGTCGATGGTGTCGGCGAGCGAGTAGGCGGCCTCGCTCATCGCCTGCGGGATCAGGTTGGACTTGGCCTGCCTCTTGTCGACGTCGTCGATGGAGAACGCCCAGTACTTCGACTGGTCGACGTACAGGGTGCGCTGGCCGGTGGTCAGCTTCTCCGGGGTGATCGTCGTGGAGCCGGGCACGTAGGTGCCGACCGCCGGGCGGGACACCGACGTGATGCGGACGGTGTCACCCGCCTCGGCGATGTCGCCCTCGTAGTCGCGGTTGACCACGGTCGGGCTGGCGTAGATGAGTTCCTTGCGGGTCGCGACGAGCAGCCGCGAACTCCAGATCTCGGGAACGAAGTTCCGCACGGTCATGGGTGAGCCTCCTGGCTACTTGCCGCCCATGAGGTCGTCGAGCCGCCCGTCGATACGGGCCTGGTCGATCGCCTCGGGGGTCATGATCTTGAGGTCGTGCTTGGTGAGCTGCTTCGGCCGGGACGCCTTGCGCGCCGCTCCTCCGTCGCCGGTGCCCTGGAACCTCTTCGCCGTTGCGGCTGCCAGGTAGGGCTTGGACTTGACCAGCTCTTCGATCGCGTCGGCAACCTCGTCGCTGTCGACGTTGCCGTCCTCGTCGACCTCGAACTGTTCGAGGTCGAGGAACTTGAAGGCGTCGGCCGGGTCCGCGAGCTTGCCCACGGCGGCGGCCTTCACCTCGGCCCGCAGGATGCGGGTGTTCGCCTTGGCGAGGGCGTCCTGCTCCGCCTTGCGGCGCACAGTCTCGGCCTCGTCCGCGCCGTCCTTCTGGGCGAGCTGGTCTTCGAGTTGCTTGCGCTTCTCGCGCTCGCTCTTCCACTTGCCCTTCATGGAGGCCAGCGCCCGCTTGCCCTTGTCGCCGAGCGCGTCGGCGCCGTCCTGGTCGTCGTCGCCGTCGGTGTCACCGGCTCCGTCGTCCTGGCCGTCGTCGTCCGACCCGTCGCCGTCCTGGTCGTCGTCGCCTTCGTCGTCCTGGTCGTCGCCTTCGTCGTTGTCGTCGGTGTCGCCATCGCGGTAGAAGACGGGCGAGAACGGGCCGGCCGGATAGGGGTGCGCCCACCCGGGCGCGTGCGCGCGGGCATGACGGGGCAGCGTGCTGCGGTTCATCAGGGCTCCCATTGCGGGGTTGAACGGCCGGCGCACTGTGCGCCCGCCAGGGTCAGAAGATGTAGCCGTACCGGCGCAGCAGACGGACCGCGTGCTCGCGGTCATCGGCCTGCCGGAAGATCTCCTCGGGCATCAACCGGGCCGCTTCGGGGCGGAACCCGCGGATGCTGCGGGACGAGGGGATGGCGCCCTCGGCTTGCAGCCGCTCGAACTCGCGGCGACGGAACGTGCCGCGCCGGGTCTGCTCGCTGGTGGCCTGGACGGTGCGCCCGAACGCGGTCGCGGTGGCCATGCCGCGCCGCGCGTTGACGACGAACCCGATGTCGGCGCCGGCGTCGATCGCCTTCACGGCCGCCTCGCCGAACGTCCGCCTGCGCTCCGCGTCGGACATCGCGTCGTAGGCGGCCTGCGGGTTGGTCGGTGTCGGCCGGTGCTCGCGGGTGACCGGTTCCATGCCGCAGTGGCAGCGCGGATGCCGGGCGAACCCGGTGCTCACGCTGTACTCACGGCCCGCCAGGACCACGCACCGCGAGCACGCACCGGACTCCACGACCCGCACGTACGAGGTCACCGCAGGCCGGGCCATCATGCCCACCGAGTCCGCGGCCCGCCCGGCATCCGCCACGGCGGTACGCACCACCAGGTCCAGCAGCGCCTGTCCGCGCGCCATCGCCTGCAACACCGGCATGCCCCGGGTCACCAGTTGCAGCGCCGTCCACACGGGGACCTGCAATGCGGTGACGAGGGGCGTGCCGTCGCCGGTCACCCCCGTGAGCGCGGCCGGGTTTAGCCGGTCCGAGTCGGCCTGGTCCGGGTCGTTGCCGAGGAGAGCGGCGAGCCACGGGTCCGTGCCCCGTGCGGCGGCCAGCTGCGCGCCGGCAACCGCGGCGATGACAGGCCCGAGAGCGGTGAGCCATGAGGGGCCGGGCGCGTTGCGGTCGACCTGGCGCCACGCCAGACGTGCGGCCCGGGCGGCGGCCAGGGCCAGGCGCAGCCGCGCGGTGGCGTGCGCGACCGCCACCGGTGAGGGGCTCACTCTGCTGCCCCCTCATCCACCTCGTCCTCGGCGCCGTCGTCCGGGCCCGGAGTCGGCTGCGGGGCGGGGCCCGCGGTTCCGGTCAGCTGTCGGGTGATCTCCGAGACCGGGTCCATCTCCATCTCCCGCTCCCGCAGCGCCACCACCGCGGCGACCTCGGTCGGGGTGAGGCCATAACGCAAGGCCAGCCACTCGAACGGGAAGCCCAGCTGCTTGAGTTTCAGCAGTGCGTCCGCCATCTGCGCATGTGAGCGGGACTCGGTTTCCGCCCACAGCACGCGGCCCGAGCGCAGCGCGGCGGCCTTCTTGTCCTCGCCTTTGGCCAGGGCGATCAGCCGGGCCATCTCGCGCAGGCCCTGCCCGTACCAGAGCGTCTTCTCGTCGCACCGCTTCACCAGGCCGGTCTCGGCGGCGAGCAGCGCGCCCTCGGCGAGGTTGGCCATCTTCCCGATGAGGTAGTGCTGCGGGGTCCGCGTCTGCGCGGCGAGGTGGCCCACGGCGACCTCAATGATGCCGGTGTACATGGTCAGGTTGGCCGCCGACCACTCGGCGATCCGCGCATCCTTGCCGGTGATCCACGCGACCCGGTCCACCTGGAACTTGTCCAGGTCGACGGGCGTCTTCCCGACGATCTCGCCCGCGCTGTTGAGCTTCGGGAGCATCGGCCGCTCGGCACCCATGATCACGCGCTGCGGGAACGACGCCGCGTCGGAGGCGGTGAACAGCTGCGCCCAGATCAGGTTGATCGCGTCCTGCATCGCCACCACCCCGGCGACGTCGGAGATCGGGTCCTCGACCAGCATCGGCTTGTTCGGGAGTTCCACCATCGGCACGACGCCCATGGGGTTGGGCTGCGGGTTCGGCTCGCCGAGCAGTTCCGCATCCCTCGGCTCCCACGTACGGCGGCGGCGCTGCTCACCCTCGGGCAGCCACAGCTTCATCGCCTCGTCGACGTCGGCCATCTGCGGAGACTTGTCCTGCTGCTGCAACGGCCGCTCGAACTTCCACACCTCGTGCTTGAGGTAGAGGGTGGCGAAGTCCATGTTGCCGTCCTGCCACCGCTTCAGCGCGGCCCGCCGCAGCCGGCGCGAACCGGGCTCGTACGCGACGATGCACTGTGAGGCGTCCTCGAACGTCACGCACGGCATGTCCGGGTCGTCGGGGTCGCCCCACACCAGGACGAAGCAGCGGGCGCCGGTGACCGCGCCGAGGAACCCGAGCTGGGAATCGGCGTCGAGCCCGTTGACCTGCCACACGTTCCACAGCTCTTTGTCCGCCGACGTGTCCCCGTCGGCGACGAACCCGGTCACGGTGAGCCGCTCGACCGGGGAGTCGGCGACCACCTGCACCCAGTTGTCGGAGAAGTCGCGGTAGCGCTCGCCGTGGAACTTGGCGAACTCGGCCGACGCGAACCTCAGCGGGTGCTTGCCCCGGTAGTAGTCGTTGTACCGGTCGATCGGGCCGCGCCGCCGGATCAGCTCGTTCTCCAGCAGCGCGACCAGTTGGAGAGCCTGCGCCTCCGTAGCCATCGGGCCCTCCTCACTTGCCGTAGTAGTAGGACACCTCGGCCTCGGCCAGGCCGGCCGCGATGACGTCGCCGAGAGCCTCGTGGACGATGGTGCTCGGGATGGTCGCGTCGATCTTCTGGGCGGGGCTGGCTTTGCGGAGCACGTAGCGGTCCATCGGCCGCGCCGCCGCCCGGGTGTTCTCGATGTGCGACTGCGTGATCGGGCAGCCGTCGTGCGTGAACGCAGCCCCGGGGCTGTTGCGCTTCAGCACGTCGGTGCGCAGCCGCTCGCACGCCGAGTGCATCTGCACGATGCGGCGCGTGTGCCAGCGGATCACACGCTCCTCGCCGTAGAGGTCGACGAACTCGTCGATCTCCGTCTCCCAGTACGGCGGGTCCATGTACGCGCGGACCACGTCGTACCGGCGGAAGATCTGGTCCATCGCCGCGCGCACCTCCGCGCGCGGCACCTGGCCTCCGTAGTCCGCGGGGTTCCAGATGGTCGGCTCGTCGTTCGGCCCGTACTTCGGGGTGAACTGGTAGCCGTCCATCGTCTCGGCGCGGATCGCCGTCCAGTCGTCGACATCCGAGCCGTCGAAGCCCAGCACGATGCGCGTCCCCGGGCGCACTCTGCGCGGTTTCGCCTTGGCCGCCCACTTCGCGCCGTCCAGCCAGGCCGCCGACCCTGCCACGCACCGGTTGCCGAAGAACCGTTCGGCCTGCGCCTCGTCCAGCTCCATGATCTCGGCGGCCTCGGCCTCGATCGCGTCGAGATCCACGTGCGAGGATCCCGCGTAGACGACGGCGTGGATCTTCCGGCGCTGCCGCTTGTCCTTGTACGACAGCGACTTCGGAGCCTGCGGGTGGTACCGGAAGATGTCCTTGGCCTTGGCCTCGGACGTCGTCTGCGCGACCGACTTCTCCGACGGGTCCCACCCGTTCGTCGTCTCCATCGACCGGCCGCCCATGCCGGCCGCGCCACGCCGCTGCGTCTCCGCCACCCGGCGCAGCTTGTTCGCCGCGTTGTACAGGCCGGTCTCGTCCTGCATCGCGAAGATGATCGGGTTGCCGAGTCGGGACTGAGCGCTCGACGTCACCACGTCGATACGGCCGTCGTCCCCGACGCGGGTGAACTCCTCGCCCACCGTCATGATCTCGGACAACGGGCCGCGCTTCACCATCGACTGCAACGGCCGGTAGACGTTGGCGACCTGGTCCTCGGACGTCGCCGTCAGCTGGATCAGCGGAGTCGGCCACGGCACGCCCATCGGCTCGCCCGGCCGGTAGTCGTACCACCAGCCGCAGCCACAGCCATGGTCCGAACACCGGTACCGCTCGCCGCCCTTGGCCCAGCCGTCGAACACCACCGGCCCGGCCGCCTCGGCCAGAACGATCGTCGCCGACCACGGACCCTTGCCCGTCTTCTGCGGAGCGACGACCTGGCTACGGCGGTAGTGGAACGCCGGCGCCAGCTGCCCGACAGTGGCGGTCGGCTTGACCCGGTAGTGGTTGACCGTGCACCACAACTGCCACGGGTACAGGACGAGGTCTTCGCCCACGCGGAAGCCGTCCGGGATCGGGCAGTGCGCCTCGATCCAGTCCGGGACGATCCAGAGGGTGGGGAAGTCGACGACGAACTCGGCCCCTGCGTCAGGTCCCTTCGCCATTGGGCACGACCCTCAGCCGGTCACGGGCCGACGGACGGCGGACAGGAGCCTGTTCGGCCTCGTTCGCCTCGACGGGTTCCTCGATCGCCGGGGCGATCTTCCACCGGTTGCGGTTCATGCCCGCCACGCTCAGCCCGAGCGAGTCGAGGTAGCCGCGCACCATCTTCTTCACGTCGACGCGGGCGTCCGCGCGCTCGGCCTCGGCCAGCGTCCGTACGAACAGCGCGACCTCCAGCTCCTGGCCCATGTCCTCCCACGCCACCGCCTGCGGTTTCGCCCACAGGTCGTCCCACAGGTCCAGCTCACGGTCAGCCGGGGTCGTCAGCGGCCACTCGGGCGCCGGCGCCTCGCGTCCCTCGGCGGGCAGCGTCCGCCATCCGCCCTTGTCCATGGCCTTCGTACTGCGCAGCGACCTCGGGTCCGGCGGCGGACCGGACACCGCGCGCGCTCCTCCACGGGGCATGTCGATCACTCCTTCAACGCTGCGTTGCGCAGCCTCGAACGCCGTCACCTTGCGTGACAGCTGGGACCCTCTGAACCCGGCGCACCCCTCAGCGCCCTCCCCCGCGCTCTGTCCCCCCAGGCCAGCCGGGGGTACCCCCCTGGGTCCGGTCACCGTGAGCAACCGTCATGTTCCCCAGGTTTCCGCTGCGGTCTTGCGGGAGTGGTGCCGCTTACTCATGGCCTGCCAGTTCGTGGGATCGAACCCTCGGGGTCCGAGCGGTCCGAGGCCGTCGATGTGGTCGACCTCGGTCGCCAGGTCACGCTGAAGCATCGGCAGGGCCGCGCACTGCGGGCACTCGCACCACGGATGGTCACGCAGGTACTCGGTACTCGCGCTGCTCCATGCTGCGTTGTAGCCCTGGCTGTGCGAGCTGGGCCGAGCGGTCCTCGCCTTGGCCGCGCACGTCGGGCACTTGCCCTGAGGGGTGAGGGTCGGGCATCCGGGAGTTGGGCAGACCTGCAAGGCCTTACGTGTCACGCGCGCTCACGCTCATGTAGCAGGTGGGCCACGCTGAGCCATGAGTCAGCAAGCCCCTCCAAGCGCTCCATGAGAGGCAGGTTGGTCAGTTCGATCTCGGCACGCTCAAGCAACCGCGCAGCGTTGTCGAGTGCCTGGTCCTCAGTAGGGATCGCCACGGACTACCTCCATGGGGCGGATGCTTGCACGGCGGCGTCCCGGGTTCAGGTCGCCGGGGCGCCGCCGTGAGTCTGGTCAGATCCGGCGGATCTCGAAGCCCAGGGCGATGCGGTACAGGCGCGCGTGCTCTCGTACCGCAGCGGGGATCAGTACGGGCTTCGGTCCGCAGGTGGCTCGTACGCAGGTGCTGTGTCCGTCGCTGACGAGGTGGACGTGTGCGCCGGTCTTGGCGAGCAGGTGGGCGGCTTCGGTGGCGCTCCGGGGCGCCTCGATCGTGGCGGGCATGAGCGCCTCCGGGTACGACAAAGGCCCCGCTGGTGGGCGAGGCCTCGGTGTCTGTGGTGCCCGTTTCGGGGCACAGTTGTACACGCGGATCGTCACACAGTGTCTGACCTGCGGTCAAGCAACTTGGCGTTCCTGCCGTTTCGCGGCGAGGGCGGCGACGTCGGGGACGGCGTAGTACGGGTGCCGTGCGCTGCCGCCGGATCGGGTGAGCTGGCCGCGCCAGACGAGGTTGCGGAGGGCGCCGAGGCTCATGCCGAGGACGCGGGCGGTCTGGTGTGCGGTGAGGTGGCCGGGTCGGATCATCTGCGACTCCATGCCCACCAGGATGCGCTACTGGGGGTGGCCGCAGTCCTTGACCCACCAGCCGCAGGTCGAGCAGTAGTCGTAGGCGCGGGTCAACAGGCGTTGGATCATGGTGCGTTCACCTCTGAGGCGATGTGAATGTGGGTGTAGTTGGGCAGGCCGGGTGCGGCTGTCGTGTAGATCAACATCCCCTTCTGGCCTTCGAGAGGGGCGACGCTGACGAGTTCGTGACCTGCGCATTCGTCGCAGGAGGGGCGGTCTGCCTGCGGTGGGGGAGTGGCGGACGAATCGGACATGCGGCGGCGGGCCGTACGCCAGAGCGCCAGGATCCCGACGGCCCACAGGGCGAGCACTCCGACCGTGGGCGAGACAGCGAACACCACGGCCGTCACTGCGCCTACGAGGACGACCAGCACGCACGCGCCAGCCGTCCGGCTCGGCTCATCCGAGGGCTCGTCGGGCTTCTCCTTGGCCGCCATCACAGGGCCGCGTAGACGGTGTCGCCGAGCCAGTTCGCGGCCTGTGCGAGGGGCACCGCGGCGAATCCGGCGACGCCCGCGCTGGTGCCGAGGGTGATGCCGCACCAGGCGCCCCGCTTGAGGATGCTGGCCTGCTCTTCGCCGGCCTTCTTGACGGCCGCGATGAACCCGGCGGTCAGGATCAGCACCAGGCACGCTCCGGGGCCGGACAGCGGTACGAACGTGGCGCGGGCCGCGAGCTGGCCGGGCTGCTCGCCGACGCCCCAGAACAGGGCGGCGTCGCCGAGCCAGTTGGACAGGCCGAGGACGCTGCTGGACGCGGTGCCGATCAACCCGCCGATGCCGAGCGTGGTGAGGCAGCCGTACGACCAGGATGCGAGGAACGGCAGCAGCTTGGCGGCGTGCTTGACGGGGTCCTTCATCAGGGGCTTGCGGCCCGGGTACCAGGTGACGAGGTGGTGGATGAGGAGGCAGAGGCCGACGGTGACGCCGCCGTACGTTACGTAGTTCACGGGTGGTTCCTCAGCGGTACATGGCCACGCCGAGCGCGGCCAGGGTGATGATCAGGGCGACGGTCCCGGAGATCTTCGGGACGTCGTGCAGCGCGACGGCGTAGAGGCCGAACAGCGCGAGGAGAGCGGCGGCGGCGAAGCAGGCCGGGACGATCACGTGTCGCCTCGTGCGGTGCGCAGGAGGCGCCGGCCGTATCCGTCGGAGACGCGGAACTTGGTTCCGATCTCGGTTCCGGTGAGGTCCGGTTCGGTGATCAGCCAGGTGCGGACGAGGGCGACGCGGGCTTCGAAGGTGGTGTTCTGGCTGTCGGTGGCCTCGATGTCCTCTGCGCCGGTTCCGCTGTCGGTTCCGGTGAGCGGAACTACGGGCGGAACTGGTTCCGGTGTCGGTTCCGGCATGGTTCCGCCGAGGGGTCCGGCGGCCCGGTAGCCGTTGGGCAGCCGCAGGTCGAAGGCTGTTCCGCTGGTTCCGCCCATCAGTTCCGCCACGGGTGTCCAGGGGCCGAGGACGGGCCCGGAAGGCTGGGCGTCGACCGGCTCGGGGACTCTTTCGACGGTGATCGGTTCCGCTGGTTCTACCCGGAGTTCCGGTGCCGGTTCCGGCAGTTCCGCCACCGGTTCCGCCGGGGCGGAACTCGGTTCCGGCGAGAGTGCCGTCACGGCCTCTGACGGTTCCGGTGCGGCCTCGCTGAGCCGGTGGACGCGCCACAGGACGAGTGGGGCGATGGCCGAGACGGAGACGACGAGCTGGACGTTCACGGGGAGCAGCCCGACCTCGACGAGGTGTGAGGCGGCGTTCACCGCGATGAGGACGACGACGACCGCGAGGACGTCGCGGCGGGCGCGGAGCGCGGCGAGGGCGTAGACGTCCAGTGCGGCCGGCACTCCGGCGGCGACGTACGTTCCGAAGCCACACGCGACGGCGAGTTGGTACTCGGCGGACGCGAGGACGACGAGGACCGCGACCAGGGCGGCCCACAGCAGCGGGTCACGCTTCACTGGCCCTCGCCCCGCTCGGCGTCGAGGGCGGCGACGAGGGAGCGCATGCGGCCCTCAAGGGCCACTGCGGCGCGGATCATCTCGTCTTTGCTGTGGATGTTCTTCCCGGCGACCTCCGCGAGCAGCGCTCGGGCAATCTTCAGCTCGCGGTCCACCGGCAGGGGCAGGAAGGCGACGTCCCTCGCGGGATCGAACAGTGGGGTGTAGGAGTCGCTCATCGCACGGCCACCGCCTCGGAGGCGCGGGCGAGGAGGAAGGCGTCGTCGCGGTGGTCCTGGGCGCGGCGGTCGGCGCTGCTGGTGTAGTCCTCGCGGCACAGGCGGTGCAGCTCGGCGACGCGGGCCGTCTTGATGGTTCCGGTGACGCCGGCCTCGGTGGCGCGCACGCTGATGGTGCGTCCGGCGATGCGGCGGATGAAGCCTGCGGCGATGAGCCTGCGGGCGGGGCTGACCTGCGCGCTCGACGGCGCGCTAAGGTTCTGCTGGTCCATGACGAGGTCCGATCTCGTTCGTGGGCTGAGGGGTCGGGCGGCGCGCGCGCCTCGGGTGTTCCACCACCCGGGAGCTGTCGTCCGGCCCCGCTTCTATTCGGTTGTCGGGTACTTCTTGATCGCGTTGTCGACGGAGGTCCAGCTCTTGCCGACTTCCTTCGCGACCTTGTAGACGCTGCCGAGTTCGGCTTTGCCCTCGGCGAGCGCTTTGGCTCGTCGTTTGGCGGCTTCGAGCAGTTGCGATTGGAGCTGTTCCACCAGCTCGTCCTCACGCCTGAACCGGACCCGCCAGGGTTCTTCGGTCACAACGCGAAGACTATCACAGGGGGGTGTGATAGTTACGCAGTCTGCTTCGGTTGGTAGTGCAGGAGCAGCAGCATGTCCTGCTCGCTCCCATAGACGCAGCGGCACTTCCGGCATCGCAGGCTCTCCCCTGGGAGCCGGGACAGGACCGCACCGCACACAGTGCCCTGATCGTCCGTGACCGCAACGCACAGCCCGAGCTGCTGGCGCCGGGGCACCGGATCTCCTACGAGGGACCGGAGTTCGCCCTCCAGGCCGCGCACCTCGCGCGCCAGATCTCCGGCGGCCGGGTACTCGGCGGCGATCCACTCCAACTCCATGGCCAGCCAACGGCAGTCCGCTGCCAGCCCGTCGGGGGGCGGTGGCGTGTGCTGTGGCCAGCGCTCGCGCTGCACGTCGACGCGCCACGAGTGCACGACCTCGCCGACGTGGTTGCTCTGCATCAGGTCGAGGACGTCCTCGTTGATCGGCGACCGGGGGCCGGCCGTGCGCGCCGTCACCAGCTCGCCGAATCCGGATCGGCGCGGCACAAGGCAGTCGACCAGTTCGTCGGCCAGGGCGGGCAGCCGCTCAAGCCACCCGGCGAGCGCGAGGGCGTGACGCTCGCACAGGTACCCCAGGCCCGCGTCCCGCTCGCACAGTCCACAGTGGGTCACTTGCCCCCCTCAGCGCTGTCGATCAGGGCGGCGGCTCGGCGGTAAGCCAGGTTCGTGTTGTGCCCCAGGTGGCTGCCCGCCTCGCGGATCTGTTCGGCAAGCTGGTGTGCATGCGCGTCCTTCACTGCCGTCTGGTGGTCGTCAACCAGCTGAGCCACACGCTCGTGTACGCGTGATCCAGTCACGCCCTTGTAGAGCCAGTCGTGCAGCGCCTTGCGGGCGCGGGCGAGTTCGGCCATGTCCCGGTCGGGGCTGGGCTGTGTCACGCGCTCGTGTCCTTCCGGATGCAGGTGGTCGGTTCGTGCTCGGCGCCAGCGCTGGTCCACCAGCGTTCGCAGCAAGCGCCGGCCAGGGCGACGGCCACGACGCCGTCTTCGACGGAACCGACGCGCGGCCGTCGGGCGGGACGATCGAGGACGGATTGAGCGGCGCGCAGTTGCTTGCGGTGGCGGGCGTGGAGTGCGCTGGCGGTGAGGAGCAAGACAGAGGCCAGGGCGAAGAACGCGGTGTAGGACGGCGCCCCGTTCTGGTCGCTGATCACGGCGCAGTGGGCGAGACCGAGGGAGGCGAGGACGTTGAGGGCGGCGAGCGTGTGCTGGAAGCGGTTCACAGGTAGCTCCCGGTCAGCGGGATGGTGGTCATCGTGTGCACTTGGCGGACGGTGAGGCCCTGGCCCCAGAGGTCGCTGCCTGGCCGGCGTCGGTAGGAGGTGCGCCGTTTCTTGCGGCGAGCCGATGGCGGGCACCGGCAGGTGTCGTCCGAGTCCTGCGGGTCACCTGCTGGGCGGGCAGTGGCGGGGAGGAAGTGGCCGCGGGCGCAGCGCAGGCGGGCGGTCACGTGGCGGCTCCTTGGGCGTGTGGGCAGTGGCCGACGCGTACGCGGGCGAGCAGCTGCTCGACGCGGGGGCGGCCGGTGGCTCGTTCGTGGTGGCCGCAGGCGCAGAGCCAGTCGGCGATGGTGTTCTGGCCGTAGTCGAGGCCGCGCGCGCTCAGCCCGGGGCGGATGCCGGTGATGACGGCGGCCTGCTCGGTCATGCCGCCCCGCCCTCGTCTGCCGGCGGCCACTGCACCTTCGCGAGCCGTTCGCGGTGCGCCGTCGGCATCACGAACTCCGACTGCCCCAAGTGGTCGAGGCCTGCCGCGCGCAACCACCAGGCGTCGCACTGGTTGTCGTCGCCGAACTCGATGCCGGCCCGCTTGTACGCGGCCATCGCCATGGCGGTCTTATCCGCGTTGCCCTTGCCGGTGGCGTACGCCTTCAGCGTGGACGGCGGGATCACGACGTACGGCACGCAGGAGTCGGAGAGCATCGCGCGGACCGCGCCGTGAAGCATCGGGATGACCTTCCCCGCGGCGCCTTTCATGTTCGCGGGCACGTCCTCCAGCACGACGACTCGGGCCAGGCGGTCTTCCACGGTGATCAGCTCCGCGATCCGGTCCCTGATCTCGGTGAGCCGATCGTCGCCTTGGCCCTTGGGCTTGACCGTGAGGGTGGTGCCGTCGGGCAGGCAGACCCCGGTGGCGCCGATGGCGAGGTCGAGGCCGCAGACGCGGGTGGTCGGGGTGGAAGGCGTCATCCGAGGGTCTCCTGTACGTAGTGGGCCGGGCATTGGTGGTCGGCGATGACGGTGTGGGTGCAGTGGCCGGCTGCGATGTGCCAGCGGTCGCGCCAGCGGATGCGGGCCGGGCTGTGGGCGCCGTCGGTGAGGCACCAGGTGAGCCGTCCGGCGAGGCGGGCGAGGATCTCGGCGGCGGGGTCGAGGGGTGTGGGGTCGGCGCGGACTTCGACGGCGGCGACGCGGTCCGGTGTGCGGGCGGTGAGGGTGTCGGCGCCGCAGCGGGGGCAGGGGCGTTGGCGGACCTGCTCGGCGGACGCCTGGGCGTGGTCGGCGACGGTCGGCTTCGGGCGGCGTGGGGCGGTCATTGGGGCCGCCGGGGCGGGAGTGCCGTTGCGAGTGCCGTTGGAGTGCCGTTGCCAAGTGCCCTAACGGCACTGGTGTCTTCGCAGGTCAGATGCGGTTTTGAAGATCGAAGTGCCGTTAGTGCCGTTGAAGTCGGACAAGGTGGGCGCCTCATGTGCGCGCGTGCGTGTGTGTGAGCGCAATATGGGAGTTCAACGGCACTAACGGCACTAGAACGCTGTGACCTGCGAAAACGAGGGTCCTGCAACGGCACTTTCAACGGCACTGCAACGGCACTCAACGGCACTCGCAACGGCACTTTGATCACCAGCCCTCGCGCTCGTCGACGTCGCCTTCGGCGAGCAGGCCGAGCCCGGCGTAGAAGTACTTGCCCGAGGACGGCTTGCGGACGATGCCGCGGGCCTTGAGTTCCCTGCCGAAGGTGCGGGCGTCCATGGCCTGCTCGCCCTCGGTGTGGCACCACGCCTCGTACGTGGAGCGGACGCGGCCGGTCTCCGTCCGTACGTGGGCGATGGGGCCCCGTACGCAGCAGTCTTCGAGGAACCGGCCGATGTGGTCTTCCTCGGCGGCGTAGGCCTCGGTGGCGGACTTGACGGAGTCGGGCTCGCGAAGGCCTCCCCCGGCGAAGTGGGCGCGGGCTCCGGCGATGATCCAGGCGAGGATGCCGGGGCCTTCCTCGTCGACCAGGAGCTGGGCGAGGTTCTCGACCTTCTTGTCCTCGGGCACGATGTGCGCGAACGGGACGAGCCGCAGGCGCCGCCAGAAGGAGTTGCCACCGGCTTTGACGCGGGGCTGGTGGTTGCCCATGAGCCACAGGTGGTGGGTGGGCTCGAACTCGAAGAAGCCCTGGTGCATGTAGCGGGCGGTGAGGGTGTCGCCGCCGGTGAGTTCCTTGAGCTTGGCTTCGTCGAAGCGGGCGGACGGGTCGATCTCGGAGGAGACGACGAGGCGCAGGCCCTGGAGGCGGGCGATCTCTTCGCTGTGTTCCTGCTTGCCCGCCATGAGGAAGCCGGCCGGGGCCGGGCCTGCGTAGTCGCCGAGGAGGTGGCGCAGGACGTCCATGAGGACGGACTTGCCGTTCTGTCCCGCGCCGTGGAGGAAGGGGAAGACGTGGGTGCCGGTGTCGGCGGACGCGCTGTATCCGGCGAGGCGCTGGACGAAGCCGATCATGTCGAGGTCGCCGCCGAAGGTGTCGGTGAGGAAGGCGTCCCAGCGCGGGGTGGGGTGGTGCGGGTCGGGGGCGAGCAGTGCGGAGCGGGTGTGCATGGCCTCGGGGGTGCACGGGGTGATGGCGCCGGTGGTGAGGTCGACGATGCCGCCGGGGGTGCACAGGTGGCGGGGGGCGGCATCGAGGGTGCCGATGCGGACGACCAGGCGGCGGTCGGACTGGGCGAGGCCGAGCATGGAGCCGATGCGGTTGCGGCTGAGGCTGGCCTGCTTGTGCTTGCGGGCGGCCTTCAGTACGTCTTCGTTGTCGGCGAAGCGGCGGGTGTCGAGGTCGCGGATGAGTGCGCGGCCGAGTTCGACGGAGTGGCCGGCCTCGTCCCATGACCAGCGCCACCGGTCCCAGGTGAGCCACATGCCGCGCTCGGGCACATAGCGCAGCTGCTCGGCGACGTGGCCCGCGTACAGGAGGGCGTTGCCGTCGTCGGTGAACGACTCGGGCCAGGCGCCGGCGGGGGCGGGTGCGGGTTCGTCGACCTGGAGGGCGGCGGTGCCGTCGATGGCCGGGCCGGGCAGCGGGGCGGGGACGGCGGCGAGGTGCCGGGGCGGTGTGGGGCGAGGTGTGCCGTAGCCCTGGGAGCGCAGGGCGCGGGCGGCGGCGGAGTGGTCGCCGCCGTGTGCGAGGAGGGTGTACGCGCCGAACTTGGTGTAGGGCCGCTCGGTGTCGAACTCGGTCGAGGTGCTGAACACGTACAGGCGGTCGCGGTCGGCGGCGTGGCCGGTGGTGGCGGAGATCATGCCCTGGTCTTTGCCGGGGCGCCGCCAGTACGTGGTCTGCCCGCTGGTGAAGACGTGGCTCCAGCCGTGGGGCTTGAGGATGTCGGCCCACGTGGTGCGCTGCTCGTAGTCGTCCCCGGGCCGCAGGGCGCCGTCGTCGGTGGCGGCCGGGCTGGTGCCGAACAGGAAGGCGTCGGCGGCGGTCACCGGGGCCGGGGCGGGCGCCTCGCTCGGGGCGGGCATCTGGTCGAGCATGCGGGCGACGGCGAAGAGGGCGTCGCGCTCGCCGGCGGTGATGACGGGGACGGTGTCGGGTCCGCCAGCGGTGAGCCTCCAGGGCTCGCCGGTGGGGTGGACGGGGCCGTGCGAGGGGGCGACGACGACGAAGCCGCCTTCGCCGCGGGTCTCGATGAGCGGCTTGACCTTGTCCTTGGGCTTGGACTCCAGTTCGGTCGCAGAGGCGGGGCGTTGTGCGAGCTTGGTGTTGCGCAGGACGGTTCCGCCGGTGACGCGGTAGAGGAGGTGGCCGCCGCCGGACGGTGTGCCTTCGAGGTATCCGGCGCGCAGCCGCTGCCACAGGTCGCCGAGTCCGGAGGCTTCGCAGATCTCGCTGAACTCGCGGGCGACGCCCTCGGCTACGGCGCGGCCTTCGAACTCCAGCATCTCCAGGTTGCCGGACACTGCGCCGAGGACGAGGCCGATGCCGGGGTGCCCGTCGGAGAACCAGGCGTGCAGCTGCTCGGCGTCCGCGCGTTCGGTCATGGCTGCCGTCCACTTGCCGAGCGGGGCCTTGGTCCCGTTCGCGGCCGCGCGGACGACGCTCGCTCCGGCGGCATGCCAGGCGAGGGCGGCGGCGAGCGTGTCCGGCGTGGTGCTCAACTCGTGTGCTCCTTGCGGTGGTTGCCCGCCGCCGCGCTTGGGGGAAGTCGCGGCGGCGGGCAGGGAAGGCGGCCAGGGCTGGAGGGAGCCCGGTGGCCGCCAGGACGGGAGGGTCAGGCGGCGGCCAGGGCGAGCTGCTCGTAAAGGGCCTGGCAGGCGTCGCACGTGCAGGTGCGAACGAGGACTGTGCCGCCCTCGGTCTGCGGGCCGTCGCCGGGCGCGATGATCCGCTCGACGTGGTTGCCCTTCAGGTCGAAGGTGGGCAGCACCTCGGAGTCGCCCTGGGACGTGCAGGGCTTGCCGCAGCTGCCGCCCGACTTGGCGGTGCAGTTCCGCTTGCCGTTTTCGCTCTCGATGTGGTTGAGGTCGTTGTGCCCGCAGGTGCAGCGGTGTCCGATGAAAGCCATGGCGGTGTCCCTGCTGCTCAGTTGGTGGTGGCGGTCGGGGCGGGGATGCCGGCGATGCGCTGGAGTCGGGCGATGCCGTCCGGGCGGTTGGCGGCGATGTCCATCGCGGCGGTCAGCTCGGGGTAGGCGGGGGCGAGGCGGGCCTTGTTGACGACGTCGGCGGCGTCGATGGCCTCCATCAGGAGGACGGTGAAGCGGCCGGGCTTCCAGCCGCCGGGCCGGGCGTAGTGGAAGAGGACGTGGCGGGCGGTCTCGGCGTCGATGGTGACCTTGGACATGGCGGGTCTGCTCTCTGCTTGTCAGGCGGTCGGGAGGTACTTGGCGATCTCGACAGCGAGGCCCTCGACGAGCGCGCGGCGTAGGCGCTCGGGCATGTCGGGGCGCACGGCGAAATGGATGCGGGCGAGGGGCCCGGTGCTGGTCTGCATGCTGAGGACGGAGTCGAGGGGCTCCAGTCCGTCGGCGCCGATGTCGACGGCCCACTCGGACACGTTGGCCGCGCCGTTGATCAGATCGTGGATGCTGCGCTGCGCAGCCTCGAAGGTGCCTTCGCTGAAGTCGTCCCACGTGACGCCGCCGTCGGGCACGATCTCCTGGTCCTGCATCTGCTCGCCGACGCCCATGAAGTCGGGGTCTTCGGTGAGCGAGTGGTGCTGGCGGACAGCCTCGGCGCGGAGGTCGTCGTCGGTGTACGGGCGGTCGGTCACTGCTTCCTGCTTCCTGGTGGTGGGGCCGCCCGCCGCCGCGCGGATGGTCAGCGGCGGCGGGCGGTGCTGGCGGGACGGGCTAGAACGGGGGCTCGTTCTGCGGCGTCTGCTGGGGCGGGATCTGGCTGAGCAGCGGGGCGGTGGTCGGGTTGTTCTGCGCGGCGGCGTACTGCTGCGGGGTGAGGCCCGCGGGCGGCGGGGTGCTGATCTCGCCGGTGACGGGGTTGACGCCGGGCGGCACGGCGCCGGGCATCGCGGCCGGGGTGGGCGGCGGCGCCTGGTGCTGCACGGGCGCCGGGGCGAGGCCGAGGGCGTTGGAGGCCGCAGTGATGTACTTGGCCTGGTACTGCTTGGGCGGGGACATCCCCTGCTGCGCCTGGCCGTCGTGCGTGTAGCGGACCCACAGGGTGCCGCCGACCTCAAGGCCCTTGGCGCCGGCCTCGCGGACGGCGTCGGCGACGGCGGCCTTCATCTGGCCCTTGACGAAGATGCGGCGCTTGCCGTCGTCGTCCTCGATGGCGTGGTCGCGCTGGTCGGTGGCGACGGTGACGACGAGCTGCATCATCGGGTCGCCGTCGCCCCAGAACTTCTTTTCGCCCGTCTTGATGTCGCGCTGCTGTTCCAACTGCGGGGGCTCGGCGATGGGGCCGCCGATGGTGGTGCCAGGGGTGGGGAACTTGGCGGTCGGTGCGCCGCCGCCACCCATGAGGAAGGTGTTTGCGTCCACGGATGCTCTCCTGCTTATGCGATGAGGGATTCGAAGCCGTGCCGGGCGGACGGCTCCTGGGTGCCGGGGCAGCCGACGGCGAGGTCGGTGGAGCCGGGCTTGAACCACGGGCAGAACCGGCACTTGGCCTGGTCGCTCGCGGGGATCTGGGACCACCAGGCGTGGTCGTAGTTGCTGGTCGCGGCCTCGGAGTCCGCGATGCGGGCCTTGATGAGGTCGAGGCGGGTGAGCGCGTCCAGGGCGACCTGCCGGTCGTACGGCTCGGTCCACACGTGCACGCGCAGCTCGTGGTAGCGGCCGACGAAGCAGATCGCGACGCGTTTCGGGGTCTCGCCCGCGTTCTCCTGGCCGAGTCCGTAGAGGTGGCCCTGGGTGCGGTACTGCGGGCCGGGCCCCTTGAGCCGGTACTGGTCGAGCGTGGTGTGGCCGACGAGCTTCCAGTCCCACACGGTGCCGGTGGCCCGGTCGTACAGGTCGGAGGACCCGGCGACGAGCGCGGCTTCGAGGGGCGAGGGCCGTACGGTGACGCGCTCTTCGATGCGGTAGCGGGGCTGGCCGCTGGGCAGCGGTGCCTGCTTCCGGCCGAAGGCCTCTTCCATCCAGGTGTGGAAGCCGGTGCCGATGATGGAGGCGATGGGGTCGGAGTCGGCGGCGCTGGCCGGCCAGTCGAGGATCTTGTAGCTGAGGCGCCGTTCGCACGGGTCGCCGACCTCGGACGGGCCGAGCCGCTTCTGGAGGGAGCGGGGGCTGTTGACGGCGGTGTCGACGATGAAGTCGGCGATGCGTGCGGCGAGCTTCTCGCCGACCTCGTCGGAGCCGCTGGTGCGCGCCATCACTCGCTGCCCTCGTTGACGCCCCATGCCTCGCACGCCGCGTCCACCTCGTCGGCACGCTCCCAGGAGTCGCCGATGATCCCGCCGTCCCACTTGGCCGCGCTGGAGCCGTGGAAGCTGCCGGGGCCGATCTCGCGGGAGATGACCTTCCGGGCGGCCTCGACGATCGCGGCCGGGCTGGCGTAGCCGTACACGGGCAGGCCGGTCGGGTACTCGTTGGAGCCGTCGCCCTTGAGCTCGGCGAACTGCCAGACGGGGCCGCGCTCGGGCTCACCGTCCTCGATGCCGGTGTGCCACTCCCAGATCAACAGCAGACCGTGCGGCCACGCGGCGTCGGCCGGGTAGTCGTCGACGTCCTCGGCGATCGCGCCGGACGGGTCGAGGGTGATGACAGCGTTGAGGTAGCAGTACGTACCGCGGGTCTCGCCGTCGTCCGTCCAGCAGTGGTCGGTGGGCTCCAGCCCGGCGGCGGTGAGCGCGTCGCAGACGGCGGTGATGTAGGCGTCGTGTGGCAGGGTACGCGTGCTCATACGGAGTCCTTGCTGATCGTGGGGTGGTAGACGCGGCGGCCGTCCGCCTGGCCAGGCCGAAGGAACCCGCGGGCGGCCAGGGCCCGGAGGTCCTTCCGCGCGGTGTTCCGGCCGGACGTCGGCCAGGGCGACGCGGCGAGCAGCTGCTCGGCGCGCGCGGTGGTGACCGGGCACCCGTTGGCCGTGACGGCGGCGAGGAGGTAGGCGCGGCGGGTGATGGTGTCCGGCATCAGGCACCGCCCGTCTCAGCGGCCCGGTCGAGGCCGAGCATGTCGAGCAGGTCCCGCAGGTCGTCGCGGCTGGTGCCGCGCTTGAGGACGAGGCGGGCGGCGGCGGCGCGTTCGGCGGGGGTGGTCTCGCGGGAGGCGGTGGCGAGGCGGTCGCTGCCGCGGCTACGGCCGGCACTCACGATGTGCTCCGGGCCTCGGCCAACTGCGCCTTGCGGAGCAGCTCCTCGACGTACTCGCAGGGGCAGTCCATCCAGACCTCGTCCGCGTCGCTGTGCTCCGGGCACGCGGCCTTCAACTCCTCGGCGGCCTGCCTGAGGATCGCCCCGTCCCGTTTGGCCAGCGCCTTGGCATCCGGTTCGACGTCGCGGGCCCGCAGCCGCTCGTTCTCCGCCTCAACGTCGACCAACCGACGGAGCACCGGAGCCATCCGCTCCCCCATGTAGGAGGAGAGGTTCATGCAGTAGAGGTCCTCCCACGTGGGGTGCTCGTGCTCTCGGCGGTTCTGTACGGACTCGCCGAAGGAGACCAGCAGCCCCGAGGTGGCGGGCTTCGCATCCCCGATCAGGCCGAGGATCATCCCGCGCTCTTCCGGCGAGAGTCGCTCCGATCCGACGGGTACGGGCAGGGCGCCCAGCTCGGCGACGGCCGCCGCCAGCTCGGTGCTCTGGATGCCGTGCTCGGCCAGCTCGGTGAGGGTGGCCATGACGTACGGCGGGCAGCACTTCGGGGCGCCCTTCACCGCGTACAGGGCGGTGCCGGTCTGGGTGGTGGCGCGCAGCTCCCACTCGGCACCGTCGAAGGTGCGCAACGTCGCCGGGGCGCTCACGCGGCCACGCCCTTGGTGTCGCGGGGGGCGTTGGCCTGCTCGGTGGTCAGCGCGATGCCGTGCACGGCGATCCTGATGTCGATGCCCTTGTGGACCGTCCTGGCGGAGATCCAGGAGTCACCGGCGTAGAGGTACAGGTCCGTGTTCTCGGGGGCGATGCCGATCGCGGCACGCCACTGTTCGAATCCGGCAGACATCTCCAGCACGAGCTGCAACTCAGAAGGGGTGCCCTTCCACGGCCGGTGGATCATCACGGACGCGGAGGGCAGTTCGGGGTGCTGGTCGATCAGGTCGGCGAGGACCTGTACGGCGGATCGCTGCACGCTGACCGGGGACACCTGATCGGTGTGGTGGGTAGTGTCAGTGGTCACGGTGACCTCTGCTTTCTCTGTGGTGGGGGCGCCGGTCGGGGGCTGCTCGGGCCGGGAAAGTCGGAGCGGCCCTTCGGCGCGTTCAGGGACGGGTCAGGCGGCCGGGCTGGCGAACGGCGTCTGCGCTCCCAGCTCGTTGTTGAGGCGCAGGTCCTCGGCGGTGAAGGTGATGCGTCCGCCGTCGCGGTGGCAGAACAGCTCGCGGCGGTAGCACTTCTCGCGGACCATGCGGGCGCTGCGGTACGGCAGCAGCTGCTTCTCGACGACCTCTTCCGGCGTCCAGCGTCGGAATTCGGCCTCCCCCGAGACCGGGCTCTGGTGGGGGGTGCGCGGCCGGGGGACCTTGACGGTGCCCTTGCGCGGCTTCGTGGCCTTGGCGGTCACGGCGTCGACTCCTCTGTGTCGATCAGGAGGGCCTCCGGTACTCGGAGGGCCTCGGCGACCCGGCGGACCTGCTCAGAGCCGACGTCCCGCATCTGCTCACGTTCGAGGCGGGACAGGTATCCGCGGTTCAGGCCGGTCCGGGCTTCCAGCTCACGAAGGCTCAGTTTCCGGCCCGTTCGGATGCCTCTGATCATCAGTCCGTTGGGCTTCACGCCCAC